ATAGTATCGTCTGATAGATTTTCACCAGCTACAATTTGTCTTGCTCTTACAGCACCTACTCTAGTACCGCCACGACCAAATTCTTCTCGCCAATCTAAACCCTTTTGAGCTTCTATTTTCATTCCTTCGTTTGGTCTAGGCATCTTCTTCTTGTTCTCCACCAGCAATATTAGCTTCTACTGGTAATTTCTGACCGAATGGTTGATAAGCTAATTCGATACCATATTGTTTAGCTAGTTCTACTTCTTTTTGATGTTGCTCAAATAGTTCCTCTGTATCTCTACCATAAGCTGCACTAATATCTGAATAGGTAATAGTTCCATTTTGTAATCCTAAAACATTTGATTGCATTTCTTTTAATGGGTCAATCCAAGCAAAACTTCTTGGTATATAGTTTATTGCATTTGCAAACTTATCAAATTTACTTATAGGTAGGTTTATATATCCTGAAGAAATAGCCATTTCCAACCATGCTTTAAATATGGGGTTTACAAAATGTTCTATAACAAATTGCTGATATAGTTGATACATGCTTCTATCTTCTAAAGCACCTTGTCTTATCGAGGAATAATTTACAGATGTTAAGTCATTTGATAAAGCATGGTAAGAAATGTTTAATCCTGATGCGATACTTCTAAGTACGCTTGTTGTAAATGGTTCAAATGCTGATGTTGGATGTGTTGGGTCAAATGCTTTAAAGTCCATACCTTCAGGTAATTGTTCAAAGACACCAGCTTGTGCATTCATTGATGGAGAAAAAGTATCTTCATAATCACCATCACCTACATAACCATCACCATCAGGACTTGTAAAGAATCCCATTTTAGATGCACCAACTCTTGCAGCTACTATTTCAGCTTCAAGATAACCATTTAACATTTTTACATTAGCCATAGCAGTTGCAACTAAAGACACACCTCTTGTTTGTTCTGCTCTTGTTGGCATATATGCATGTATTATTTCACTTGCTGGTACTCTTATGTGTTGATTATGTGATGCATATGTTCTTTCATATGGGTGTTCTTTATAAAGGTGATATGCAACTGGTTTATCATTCTTATCAACCTCAACACCCATTTTGATTTTGTTGCCAGTTGCTTTATAAATATCGTTTTTATTTTCGTCTAAATGGTCTGCTTCTAAAAACTGTAATTGAAAACCAAATGGTGAATCACTATTTTTTACCTTTCTTATTAATACTTCACCATCCCTTGCTAATGATTCAATAAATATTTTTTGACAATCTAAAAATGACATTCTTTCGTTAGTGGTGCAATTTCCTAATTGACACCATTCTTTCCAAGCTCTTTCAATAAGTATATTTGCACCTATATCTAATGTGCCATTTTCATTTCTTGCTTTAGAAGATACTCTGATACCATGCTTACCAACAACATTAGATACCATTAAGTTTAGATATCTTGCTATATAGCTATCGTTTCTTGCTAATTCTCTAGCCCTATCTCTAAGAACTCTTATATTATCTTTTATTTCTGCATCAGCAGATGTAGATGTAGTTAAAAAGTCTGCAAACAATCTACCTGTAGAAGCACCAGTATAGCTTCTTCTATATGCTTTTCGTTTTTTTTGTTTTGGAGTATCTCCACCAAATATTCTGTTATACCATGCCATTATGTGTTTTTACCAAAATTGACTTTAATAGTATTACCTGAACCTCTACCATTCTTAATTCTTGCTTGTTTTACTTCTTTTAAGTATTCAGCTTTGTATCTTGCTCTAAATGTTAATAAATCATCAATAGACATTCTTGATAATGACCTACCAGCTATAGACATAGATGATTGGTCAATGTTTGCTCTATTTTCAATAACAGCTTCAATAGCATCAAGTACAATCTTTGCATGACTTCTTACTGAAGTGCTTGTAGTAGCATAATTGTCTTGTATTTCTACAAAACCTTCTGACAATTTGATTCTAGCTGAATCAGATGACCTAGTTATGTAAGAAACCCAATTATAATTACCTTTTGTATAAGATGTAGTATCAGATACTTCAATTAAGTATTCATCATTGGATTCTGTAGCATTTAAAGTAAAGTTAGATGCAGTTGAGCCATCAACTAAGTTAAATTCATAGCTTAATGCATAAGATGCTGTTGGATAATCTGTTGATAAGTTGTCTTTTTTCCAAGCCCAATAGTCTCCTAGCTGTAATTCAGTAGGTACTTCTGTAGGGTAATTAGCTGAATCAAATAAGTTGCTCAAGTATATACCTCATAAAAATTAGATTAATCTAACTTTTACATTATAATTCATAGCCTAAAAGTCAATATTTTTAAGCTGATAATTGATATTTTTGGTGTTAAAAGCAAAAAAAAGACCCAGTTAAGGGTCTTTTTGTGTTTTTATTTAGTATTAAGCAACTTTTTTTACATTACAAAGCACTCTGTTATGTAGGCATTGAATGTTATAACCACCTGCAAATATAACCTTAATAGTTACTTTATTTCCATCAATAATCCATGAACCTGTGAAATCATTACCATATTCAATCTTAAAATTAATTGCATCAATATTAGTAACACCTGCTTTTGTTAGCTTTTCTGCAATTTTGTAATTTCTTTTTTCATGTTTCTGTTTTGTTTCTTTAATATCTTTTTCAATATGGTCTTGTAAAGAGAATTGTGCTTTATATTCAAAACCTGAACCATATGGACAAAATGGAGTTGAAAATTTTGGTCTATCAGGATTGTTATAGAAATCTTTTTGAGTTTGTTTCCAATTAGCTCTCATTTCTTCAACATCTGTTGGTATTTTTTGTAAATAGTAAGCATCACATTTTGCAAATGCTTGTTCTAATTTGGCTATTAAATCTTTCATGTTATCAATCTCCTTACTTATATTTAACATACTACCTATTATACATATATTTATATAAATATATACAATTATTTCCAATTTGTTGCAAAATTTCCTCTATTTATTGCAATTTTATTGGTTTTTTTAGGTTTTTCTATTGGTTTAGTGTCTTGATTGATGATTTTTGCTTCAACAACATCAAAATTAGGGTTGAGTATATAAATAGCAGCAAAGTTATAGACAAGCGTATCCAAACTTTCATTTCTTGAGCGTATCTGTTTCCAAACTAAAGATTTTTTACCTCTTACAAATTTTGTTACTCTTTTTTCTGCTGTTAGCTGTTTGAAGTATTCTTCATCTAAGTCTAAACAAAAATGTAAGGTAGAATCTTCAGGCTCACAAGATAATCTAGCAAATATAGCTTCTTTTGCCGAATCTGTACCAACACCATATAGTACAGCTTTGTTTTTTCCTACAAATGTGGGTCTATTAGCTATTGGTTTACCAGCTTGTGACAAACCTTTGATTGCAAATATTCTTCTTGATTGTCTTGGCTTAGTAAAATGATAAACCATATTGGTATGATGACCACCTGAGTCAATAGTACAACAAGATATAGGAATCATTCTTTCTGATTCAGTTTTGAATCGTTTTTTTAAATAAGCATCTAAATCTGACCAAACATTTTGTGCATTTGGGTCACCCCAAAATATCTTATAGTCTATAACCCATGCTTCATATTGTTTACCCCATCCAACAGTTTGTACTTCAATCCTGTCTTTCTGCACATCACAACCAGCAGTAATAATTAAAACATCTTCAGGTATTGTTGTATGGTCATAATTTAATCTTCTTTCTAGTAATGATTCGTATTCAACTGCATCACCTTGTTCTTCCCATGATTCACCAAGAGCAGTATTAATCCAAGTCTTTAACATTTCAGGCTGTTTTTTAGCTTCAAGAAAGTTAGTTGCCATATCTGACCATTTAGACCAAACAGAGTAAAGTTCTGATATATGAAATCCTGCTGTATTTACTGATTCTGCTGTTGGAGTCCACCTTCCATGTTTTAACATCCATTGTTTTTTAGATTCATCTATAACAGAACCACAATCTTCACATGCATATGATGCTGTTTCAGGTTTATCATCATCCCAAACTACATTCTTCCATTTAAGAACTTGATAATGGTCACATTCAGGACATGGTACTTCATAATATCTTTTATCTGATTCTTCAAAAGCTGTTTCTATAGCAGAAAGACCTTTTATAGTTGGTGTAGAGCATAAGAATATTTTTCTATTACTAAATGTCTTGGTTCTAGCTATTGCTAGAGATACTGGACTACCTTCAGCACCAGCAGATGCTTCATATCTATCAACCTCATCCATAAGCAATATTCTTATTGGTCTTGATGCTAACCCTGATGCAGAATTAGAGCCAACAATAGATATATGACCACCAGCAAACTTCTTATGCATAGTAGTATTACCACTATCTCTACTTCTTGCATCTTTAACACACTCTCTAATCTTATCTGTATCTCTAATCATAGCTGCTAATCTATCTTTACTAAAAGACTGACCCATTTGTAATGTTGGTTGCACACACATCATTGGTGAAGGGTCTTGGTCTATATAGTAACCAATAGCATTTAATAAGATTTCAGTTTTGCCTACTTGTGAACTAGTCATTACAACTATTCTTTCTATGTTAGGTTCATTGAAAGCATCCATAATTTCTTTTTGATATGGTGCTCTTGATGTTCGCCATTGACCAGCTTCAGCAGATGATTCAGGCGAAAGTCTCCTGTAGGTATCAGCCCAATCAGATATTTTTAATTTAGGCGGTGGTGTCCACGTCTGATTCGTCTGTTGAATCAGTTTTTCTATATTTTTGAGGTATTCCATCTTCTGCTAATTCACTTAGTGCTTCATGCACTTGTTCTTTTATTAATTCTTCTACTTCTGAATATTTATCTAGGGTTAAAACTTGGTGTGCTATTCGTGATGGTAGTCCTAATAGCTTTGCTCTTGCATTAGATACATAATCAACCCATGTATCAGCTACTAATTCTGCTGGTATTAAGCTCTTTTCTAGCTCTTCTACTTCTAATTCTGCTTTTCTAGCTTGTGCAGCTGTAAGTTTAGTTTTTTCTTCTGCAATATCGCCACTACCAGTC